GACCTACGACGTGGTGAGCTGGAGCGGCAGCGGGGCAGTGAACGACGCCGGCACCCTGACGGTCACCAACGGGCAGGGATCGCCAGCCGGGATCATGTTCACCGTCAAGCAGACCAGCACGCAGGTGCGCACCTATCAGATCAGCCGGATAACCCCGACCGAGGATGGCGCCTATGACATCGAAGCGGTGCACATGCCGATCAACAATGCGGGCGTCCTGTTGGTGGCCGCAGACTGGGATACAGCAGGCGCGTGGGTGATTCAATGACCGTCCAGTTCCCCGAGATCCAGCCCACCGGCCATGAGTTCGGCGAGCCGGACTGGCCTGTAACGGAGATGCGCTCGCAGTCCGGTGTGCGGTCGGTGCGTCAGTGGGGCGACCGCGCCAGCGATGCGCCGATGACCCTGGAGTTCGCCAACATCACCCAGGCGGCCTATGCGCTGATCAGGGCAGCGCACACGGCAGCACGGGGCAAGGTGTTCGACGTGACGTTTCCTGCGATCGTTGGCAAGAATCTCACCGATGTGGACCTGTTCAACCCTGGCCCTGGGCTGAAGTGGTACTGGACCAGCCCCCCTGAGGGCAGCCGTGTGCAGGGCGGCCGGCGGATCACCTGCCGGTGCACATTTCGGGCCGAACTTAGACTGTAGGCAAAGGTCGAGGCCGCCTAATGACAGTCCCCAACGCAACGCACGGAGAGGTGCGATTCCAGGGCCAGAAGGTGGCCAAGGTCCGCAGCATCAGCATGGAAACCCAGCGGCAGACGCTCGAGACGACCGGCGTCGGCGACATGGATGATGAGTTTGCCTACGGCAAGCGCACCACCAGCGGATCGGCAACGCTGCTCTATAAGACCGACGATCAGGCCACGCTGAACCTGATGAATCGGATCTTCGATGATGGTGAGACGCCTGATGATCTGGTAATGACGATCTACAAGGGCGGCAGCAAGTCCATCTCCGGGCCGGCGCTGATCAATTCGCAAGGCATCGCCACCAGCGTGGGCGACAACACCCAGGTCAGTATCTCGTTCGTGATCAACGGCAAGCCCAGCCGTGCTCTCTAATGGCTGTCGAAGGCCGCAAGGGAATTGTTCAGCTCAGCCGCGAGTGGCCAGCCCCCACGGCGCTGGCTGATCAGCGGCTGCAGCGCGGCACATCACCATCGCTGGACCTGACAGACCTGGCGTTCCAGTCGGGCGATGAAGTGCTGCTGGTGGGCCTGCGCGGCGTGCCACTGGGCATCGGCACGAGCGGCTTCGCGCCATGCCCCGATGGCCATGCGTTCTGGACTGGCGGGCAGACCGCCGTGGGCCCTACGCTGGCAACACGGACTGCCGGCGGCACATTCTGGAGCGCCAATTCATCGGCAGCGTTCTGGGAGTCAGCAGCAACGGTCGGGTTTCAGCAGACCGCCACGGCCTACATCCACCGAAATGAGATGGATGACGTGCGGTTCTACTCCGCCGAGCTCGACGCGATCAACGGCGGCAGCCAGGGCCTAATCCCGCTGCGCAATGTCTCACCCGGCCCAATGCTGATCCTGCCGGCCTCCAGCCGCTCCGGCTATGTGGCCGCAGCACTGGCTCTGCTGCAGGCCATTGAGGACCTGGAGATCCCCGATGGCGAGCAACCGGCCCAGAACCTGGCACCGGTGCCGCAGGTCTTGAGCGACACGGCAGCGGACGCGGAGGAACGCGGCTGGCTGATGCAGTGCGACCTGACTGGGTGGGTGTTCGAGATGGACGCGGCCCAGTTGGACCAGGAAGCGATCGGCCAGGCGTTCGGTGAGTACGCCAAGGGTGCCTTGCGCGGCGCTGGATCGTTCAACGGGGAGATGGATCACAGCCGCGTAGCAGGGGAGCAGAGCGGCCTAGGAATGCTCCGGCTAATGATGCTCACCAGCCAGGGCAGCAAGGCCCGAGCGCGGTTTCAGCTGGTGGACCAGCGGACTAGCAACGTGGCCACCCACGTGCGAGAGCGGATCTTCTACGAAACCGACATCCTGCTGGGCAAGACGGCAGTGAACACCAGCGCCACCGACGTGATCCTGATCTCGGCGCAGTTCGTGGCGACCGGCCAGATCAGGCTGGCGAAGCAGGCTCCATAGCCTGAGGGCAGGAATCGAGCCGGCAAGATCACATGAGCCAGCTGGTGCGGGCAGGCCAAAGCGGTGCCTTTGACGTGGCTGCCGACCAAGCGGTGGCGAAGGGGCAGGTCGCCGTTTTGATTGACATGCTCCGCCAGCTGGGCGGCAATGCCCGGGTGGTGGCGGGTGCGCTTGCGGTTGCTGACCCCCTGAATGCACCGTTCACGCTCTACGTTGATCCGTACATCGGCTCTGACCGATTCGTTGGCGGCGCCTACAACAGCCACGAAGCCGGCGCAACCGACGAAGAGGTAATCGCGCAGAAGCTGAGGCGAATTGAGTTGCAGCGCCTGGAGTGCGGCTACACCTCGGCGCGGCCGTTCAAGACAATCAACCGCGCCGCAATCGAGGCGGCGATCATCACCAGCAAGAACTGGTACACCTACACCGATCCACGGGCCCACGTGGACTGCGTAACGATCGTGCTCAGCGGTGGTGTGCACATCGTTCTGAACGACTCCGGCAGCGGCTCCACCAGCCTGGCGAGCTGGGGCACATCAAAGGATCCGACTCCGGCCGAGCTGATTGCGTTCAACCCCCCAACCGGCGGCGTGCTGCTGCCCCGTGGGTGCTCCATGCCTGGGCTGGATCTGCGCAAGACCAGCATTCGCCCGAACTGGGTTCCAGCGTTCGCGGATGAGGCGTCGGACTACAGCAACCGGCGGGCCATTCTGAAGATTTCCGGCACCGGATTCTTCTTTGACTTCACTGTGATGGACAAGATCGGGCACACCGAATCCGTCCATCTTCTGGATCCCTTCCAGCCGGCCAGCAAAGCCGAGCTCGACACGTTCTACGCCAAGATCCAATCTGCCGTTGGCACTGGCGCCGACTTGGGCAGCGCCCTGCTAGCGGCCCGGCCCAGCGAGTACGAGATCGTCGGCCCGATCGATCAGACCCAGGCGCCCTCCAGCGCGTGGGATACCACCAGGGGCGCCAGCCCGTACATCTTCAACGTGTCGGTCCGCTCCGACTACGGCATGGGCGGGGCGTTCTGGGATGGCGCCAGGCTCAGCGGACTGAAGTCCATGGTTTGCGCCAACTTCACTGGCACCAACCAGCAGAAGGATATGCGTTGCTGGCAGGTTTATGAGGGCGGCAACTGGGTAAGTCTGACCAACACCCCGCAGGACTACCAGAAGTACATCAACGCAGCGCCCGACAATGTGCGGCGCAATCCTGCACGCCAGACCCGGCACATATCGGCAGTCAACAACGCCTACATCCAGAAGGTTTCGATCTTCGGGATTGGCCAGTCTGAGGTGACGATGGTGGACTCCGGCGGGGAGATCACCGACAACGGCGGCAATAGCACCTTTGGCGGCTGTGCTGCCGTGGCCAAGGGTTACAAAGGCTTTGCGTTCAACAAGGACAAGAACTGGGCGGTCGGCCGGGTGCGGGTGCCGCTGAATCTCAGCGAGAAAACCTCCAACATCCGCCGCATCGAGCTGGGCGTGGTGGCCGCTGTGAGCGGCTCAGCGATCACCCTAACCAGCGGCCTGGCGATCGACCCGAGCAGCGCCAGTAACCCGGCAGTGCTGCAATCGCTGGGCTATTCGCTGGCGTCCGGCACTCGGATCTGGATCGACAACCCTGCTGGCGCTGACTGGCGGGCCACGCTGAGCAGCAGCGCCTGGAGCAGCTCTGCGCCGACCTCAATCGGCATCGCCGCCGCCCCGCTGCAGGCTGGCACCAACGAGGCGGCAGGGGACGCCGTGGTGGGCAGGCGCGTCTACATCCGCCGCGTGGTGGACACCCGCACTGTGGCCGAGCGGCGCTGCAGCCTGATCCTGAACAACACCGCCAGCGCCAGATTGCCACAGCGCAACACGGTGCTCCAGACCGACCCGGCTCGCAGCAACGGCGCGATTGGCCGTGTACTGGCCGGCGGCGGAGAGGAAGTGCTGCTGGTGACCGCATCCGGCACCGGGCCACTGCCTGGCTCTGGTGTACTGCGAACCGGTGAAATCACCATCCGCCGTGGCGCCGCGTCGAAAACCTACGCATCAGGCACGTACTACCGCCAGGGAACGGTGGTGAAACACGCCGGCAAGCACTGGCAAGCCAAGGGGACGTTCGTCAGCTCTGGTGCATCGCCCGATCCGGCGTTCTGGGGCGAGTGCTTCGTTCACATGCCCTCAGACTTCAACCCTGAGGATTCGATCAGCCAAGAGGCGCCGATCCTGGTGCTGGACACCGACGACAGCGACGCGGACGATTCCACGACTCTGGGGATCAACTGGACGACGATCTGGACCAGCGCTGGCCCTGTGCGAGATCAGTACCGCACCGCCACGGATTACCTGGGCGCCTATGCCCTGCTGAGGGCGCTGGGGTTCACTGATGCCGCCGCCCATGCCGCTCTGGTGCCGCGGGCTGCCGGTAGCCGCGACCGCGACCCGAGCAGCGCAACGGATTTCCCGACCGCGCCATCGGGCGGCGCTGCGACGGGACTGGGGAATTGGGCGGTGGAGTTTAGAAGGCCGTCAACAATACGAATGTATAATCATCAGTACGAGTGGACGGGGGCGGGTAACTACTCCAGAGCCATGCCTGCTGTGCAGCAGGATATGTCGGAGTTCAATAAATTTACCTATTACTTTACCAGCGCAGCGGGCGGTCGAGTAACACCCAAGGGCTCCAACGAGGATGGCTTCGAGGTAACGCCCAAGGGCCTCGAAGACATTGCCACGGGCGCCACGATCAGCCCCGAATCACTCGGCGGCCAGACGCTGGATGAGGCGCAAAGGACGGACTTCCCGAACGGCATCCAGGTGGGCGGCACGGCCCAGCTGCAGGACGTGGTGATCACC